GTCGGCGTTTGCGCGGCATACGAAGCGTCCGCACCTTCGACCGCGGCGTTTGCCGCATTCGGAGCGCGCAGCGCGTCGGTTTGCCATTCGTGGTAGACCGCTTCGGCCTTGGTCTTCGCAATCGAGGACGTGAACGGCGTGTCCGACGGCGAGATCATGAAGACCTTGTCAATCAGGTCTTCGCGGTTGCCTACCACGCTGTACGTGGTGAGGGTATTCGTGGGCATTTCAGACTCCTATCAGGTTACTGCCGCGCCTTATTCGAAAAGCGCGGCCAGCGTATCAACAGATGGATTAGCGTTAAAAGCCTTCGTTGCGTTAGCCCGCGACAGATTCTGTCGGGACGCTGCGGACTGGGCCGTATTCGCTGCACCGGGACGCTCAACTCGGGACTGCTGACGCACGCCTTGCTGACGATTTGCTACGGCTGGTTGCCTTGTCGTCTGCGCTGCTGCTTGCGTACCGCCTGCTGCTTTCCGTGCTGTTGCACGAGCCATTGCTTGGTCATACAGCATGGCCTTGCGTGCGACCAACAATACCTCTGCGCTGTCAACCTGCGCCAAGACGTTCGGGTGGATACCCTGCGCCTTCAGATATGTGTCAATCGCTTGTGCGCCTTCTGCTGCCTTCTTCGGGTCCGACCACTCAGGAATGGCTGCTTTCAGTTTCGTGTACTGTTCAGCAACGTTCTGTTGGCGGGATGCCTCATTATGTTCAGCTTGCTGGCGTGCTACATTCGCCTGAACTTGCCGCGCCTGTGCCATTTCCGCCTGTTTCAAATCCCAAGCGTGGCGCTGGCGCACATATTCAGTCGGATTTTCTTCCAACAGCTTGTTCCAATCGGGCTGCTGGGCCTGAATCAACTGTTGGCTCTGGTTGATATAAAACTCCAGAACCTGACCGAGTTGCTGCTCGCGAGTATGAATCGTCTGCGCTTTCTCGGTATACTCCTTACGGATCGCCGCTGCTTCTTCGAAACGCTTGTCAGCCGCGACCGCTTTCTGGACGCCAGCCTTCAGGTCACCGAAGGTATACTCGACTTCCTTGCCATCGATCGTCAGCTTCACCTTGTGGTCATCGGGGATAGCCAACTCCACCGGTGGTGCATTCGGATCAACGTCGACAATCGGATCGCCGTTTTCATCGAGTTCGACTTCAACTTCTGCATTCGGGTCGACTACAATTGCCGGATCAACCGGGTTGCCATGTTCGTCCAGAACGAGATCGTCTTCGCCGTTTTGCTGCGCTTGCGTGCCTTGCTGGCCTTGGTTTTGTGTCGCACTTTGAGTTGCGGAATCATCCGGCTCATCGTTAAACATGGATTCCAAGTCAGCTACATCCGCGCCCATTCCTTGGGTAGCTTCAGTTGACATGTTGTACACTCCGTTTATGATGTGAATATAAAGTACCGCATGGCGGGAATCAACGGGAAGATTGTACCTCCCCGCCGAATTTTACTTCTTGCTCGGTTGCTGCTTGGCCACATTAGCCGCTTGCTTGGCCTGCTGTTCGCGCTGGGCTGCTGCATTTTGCTGCTGCGCGGCCAAATCCTGCGCGTGGTGCTGATCTTGCTGCTGACGATCCAAATGTCGATGCTGCGAGTCGATATTCTGCTGGCGCGTCTGCAACAGCGTATCGACTGGCATATGCGTAACGCTACCATCCTCATTCTGCGTGATCGCGGTGTTCAGTGCGATCTCTTGCTGAGCATCGACCCCAGCCTTTTCTGCGTTGCCGGTGCGGGTAGCAGCCAGATTCGCGTAGAACTTCTCTTTCTCCCACGCAAGATTTTGAGCCGATTCCTGCGTCTGACGTTGAGCCAGCAAGTTTTCGCGGAACAGCGCAATCTCCTTTTCTTGCTGCAAACGCTGTTGCTGCATCTGCTGCTCGAACTGGAATTTTTGCTGTTCCATCTGCGTATCGTGCTGGAACTTCGCTTGGTCCAATTGTTGCTGACCTTGCACCTTGACCATGTCCGGCGTCGGTGGGGGCGGCGGCGTCGGAGTTCCCGGAGGGGGAGGTGGCGGCGGCTGCGTCAGGAATTGATCCGGGCTACCGATCTGCATGGCTTCGCAGAGTTCTTTCGCTGCATTGTAAATATTTTGCGGCGTGACGATGCCAAGCTGGCCTTGCATCAGCAATTGCATAACTTGCATGAACTGCTGGATCAGCATAGCCTTTTCACCCATATCGCCGGTGCCAAGGCCAACCTTCACCTTCATATCAAACTGCGTATTCCAGACCTCAGGATCAACATCGACCCAGCTTCCGTTCAACTGGAAGGTCATTCGGCGGTCTTGATGCTTCACCAACTCACGTTGGATCAGGCGAACAAGCTCTTTCACGCCGGTCTCAGCAAAAATCCGTGCAATGAGCTTGGTGCGGAGGTCAGCCCGCTGCGTCACACCCTTATAGGCAGTGGCGGTAGGATTCAGGAAGTCAGCATCCGTACCTTGGCTATACTTGGTAACCCCCGTCTTTTCTTGACCCGAGGCATCAAGGTATTCCAGAAGTTGGTAAGCGCCTGCGCTATCAGCCATCCCTTGCTGAAGCATCCCCACTGATTGCGAACTCTTGACCCGCACCACGCCACCCGGCCGATTGGTGAGCAAGTCATCGATATTCACCTGTCCTTCAATAGCCCACGTGCGGCCATTGACTTGCACGTTCATATTGTCGACCAAAGCGCGCAAAACGCCTGTTTTGGCCAACTGGAGCGGCATGCCAAGTTCTGCAATCGAACGGCCATAGAACAGACCCGGGATCGGCACCGGGCAGAGCGCAGCGAATGGAGGCCCTTCAACGACTACGTTTTCCAGAAGCGCATTACCAGCACGCGTAATCTTCCGCCATTCAGAGAATCCGTCGCCGTCGCAATCGATAGGCAGGTAGCACTCGTAGAGGAATACCTTACGCTGACTCTCGTCACCGTAATCTTCGACTTCTTGTGGCTTGTATACCGTTTGAAGACTTTCACGGGCATACATAACCTCCGAATTCTGTACCGTCTCAGCAAGCGGATCGCTCGATAGCTGATCCACGTCGAACATTTCAGCGGAAGTATAAGTCGCACGGATTTCGCTGATTGTCTTGACCAAGCGATGAGCACAGAACCCATCCTCGATACGCCGTGAGCGTTCATCGATAAGGAAGTCTTCCGGGTTCATTGCTGAGATAGCAACGCGGCCCGACTTGCGCGAACGTAGCGCAATCACGTTATGCAATTGCGGCAACTTGCTGAAGTCGATCTTCTGCGGCGGCTGCGGAGGCGGCAACGGCTGGGGCACTGCTTGCGGTGGTTGCTGGCGTCCAAAGGGTTGCGGAGGCGCGCCCGCTGCTGGCTCATTTGGATGAGCGGGAGGGGGAGGCGGCAGTTGACCGGGCTGGGGAGGTGCTGGCGGCGGCATCCCACCTGTAGCCACATATTGCTCAAGGGCTTGCCGATACTGCTCCATCGCTTGGTGAAACTGTTCGAGGGCCTGACGTTCGGCCATCGGATCGACGTAACTCGTGATTTTGGTTATTTCGATCTCGGGATTGTCCGACATTATGGCTAACTGCTCGTCGGTTATACCCTTGATATCGTGCCGAACCGTCTCGTCGAAATGCTCCCACCATACCTTGGCTACGCCGACCTTATTCAGTAGCGAATTCTTGAACCAATCCAAGAAGAACTGGAAGCCCGGATTAACGTCATTGATGATATAATTCACCAAATGCGTCATCTGCTGCGCACCGGCCTCGTCACCCGGCTTGCGTGGGCCGAAACGCACGATATTGCCGGATGCAAAGAAAATCTCCATCAGCTGCGGCATCAGCCACTCGATCTGATCGGATACCGTGGTATCTACAATCTGCGAGCGTCCTTGAATGCCGGGAGGCGAAAGGTCGCCTTCAGGCAAGCCGAGGTAGAATTGCATAGCCTTGGCTTGCGAGGTACTGATCTGCGAGCCCATCCAGTTGGTCGAATTCTGGATATGGCGTTGAAGGATAGAGTCGATTGTCGAGTCATCCATCACCAAATCTTCATTGGTGTCATCTTCGCCTTGTACCTGAATTTCTTGCACAGGTACTCCTGGCTCAGGTACCCCAGCGGGCGATGAATCAGGATACATCGTCTGTTCAAACAATTCTTCCAAATCTTGCTGATCCATGATGTGGCCTTAGACGGTGGCTAGCTTCGGATAATTCAGTGGTCGACCCCATGAGCTATTAAGGCTACCCATGATTGCGGTTTGCATGATATTTGCGTGGACTCCAACATAGCGCACGCCATCTGCGCCGTGTGAGTGCTCATCGTGAATTGGATGGCCGTGCTTGTTTCGAGCATAGCGCTTCAAGTGCTCAATCAAGGGCGCGCAACGTATCTTATCGATATACATCTGCGCCATCAGTTCACGAGTTACACGAATGCCATTTTCGACTCCGATATTATCAACAATTTCAACCATCCATCCG